ACGAAAAAGAATGGACGGAACGTATCGAAAAGCGCAACCGCCTCTATCATGGTATAGATCGTATGCCAGAGCAGAACCGTCCGGCTGCTATTCGTGCCTTGAAAGATGCTGATACTTGGCTGGGCAATCGTCTGTTGCAGACGTTGGTGATGAAGTCGGTTCATGTAGGGACGATTGAACACAAGCCATTGAAGGAGTATTACGCTGAACTGCCTAAGGACAAGGAATCAATGGCAAAGCAAGATAAAATCTCCTTCCTCTTGAATGCAACTGTCTTTCTTTGCGATATTATCGAAAGTAAGATTAAGGATGTAAACACCTTGCTCCGTGAGTTGTTCAACGATGATTCTATGGGCTTTGAACAGATGGACGGTGTACTGATAGCCCTTAGGCAGATGAGTGATTTCTTTGAAGCTACTCGTGATAAGGGTTCAACAGCAGAGAAGGAAATCTTTGCCGACTATGCAGAAAGCATAGAGAAGTATATGGACGGCCGTATGAAGACTTATCTCGAACGTATTAAGAAGATACGCTTGGAGAATAGTAAGAAGTAAGGACTATGGCGAATATCTATCTACAAGTGCAGTCTTACGTAGCGGCTTATTACCGCAATCGTGATGATAATAACGTTTTAGGAGTGAACGACCCTGTTAAGTTCTGCTCTTTCTCACAAGAGCAATTCGTTCTGCAATCCTCCTTGGTACCGCTCAGCGCACAATTGCAAGCGCATTCGAGATGCTATTCTGGAAGCGTGTGGAACACAATGCTTACAGGTAAGTCGCCTATTACTGGCAACTTACTTGTTAAGCGTGACCGCCACGATTGGCTTACCTATAGCGAGGTTTGTACTATGATGAGTACACGCTACTTGCCGCAGAAGGATAATTGTGATTACCTTTGTATTGCTATCCCTGACACGGTAATGATAGGTAACACACAGCACAGGACGACCGCACTCTTTGCGCTTGATCATACGGCTTCCTTCCAGTTGCAACGTCTACTTCATGACGAGTTCGTACGCGCTTTGCTGACTTGGTATCAGTCGGATTTAGAGTTTTGCGCTGAGAAAGGTATATCACGCTCTCGCATTGAGATGCTTGAACGCTTCATGCTTCACTATGACATCCCTGTCGGACCGTCTAAGATAGAGCGTGATAGTTTGCGTAGATTGCTGAACCGTTGGCTATCTCAGTCGCTGTCGCCTTCCCTTGCTCGTGTGTCTGTAAACAATACGGATATAACCCGACTTAATGGGAAAGAGGAACTAACTTAATAGCTTTCTTGTGTCGTTTCCTTATGTTAAATCTCTTCTAAATGAATGTTAAATAATTTAATCAAATAAGCTATCTTTTTAACGCTGATTTGTCTTTGTGTTTTTTGATAGTATTTTGACTTATAATTTCTTAAAATATGGATAGTAGTTTGTCTTGTAAGGAGTTGTTCCTTGATGATATAGTTAAGTTGGAAATCTATCCCGCTGATCAGTGTCGCTTTCCTTTGCCAGCTAATCTTGCTTTGTCGGAGATGTCGGGTGCAGTCTTTAGTGAACATTGTCTGGCGATTGATTTAACGGGTGAAGCAGATGTACAGGCGGCTGATGTTCCTACGTTGAAGATAAGCACTGCTCGTTCTATGGCAGGACTGACTTATACGCACGATTTGCAGGTGTCGGTTCAGTTCGGTGCGCCTATTGTTTCAGCGGCTATCGTGTATTTGAAAAACGCTGATTTCCACGTAGTTTACACGAAAGCCGATGGTACTCGGTGGTTGTCTTATTCGTTGTGGAATACGTCTTTGATTGACTTTGACGATACCCACGCTGCGGCTCGTGCTTGTCAGTTGAAAGTGAAACTGGCATCTATGAGTGACTTGATACAGTTGAAATGAGTTCGTTCTATATAATATAAGGTATAGTTTGTATTTTTGCAGGCCATAAAAACATTTTGGCGTGTTTTGACAAGGTAGATAGATTTGTTCTTGGATAACATTCTTTTTGTCTTGAATGACAGAGGAAAACCTTGTTCGTTTGCCTTGGAGCTCGTGAGAGTTCTAAGGCTTTTTTTGTTTGTAAATGTTGCCCAAAAATGTCAAATACACTTATAAATAAGTCCTTACTTCGTCTTTTTGCCTTCATACATTTGCACTGTACAATTTTATTAACCAAACTGTATGAACGGATTACTTGAAATATTAACGACACGCAAATGGATGATCTCACCAGAGTTTGTTCATTCTATTCGTGAAGTTGTTGAGCGTAATATGAATGGACATGCTTCCCTTGGTTTAGGTGTTAAGTCTATGGGATACACAGCTGCTGTTGGTAGTAATGGTATTGTTGAGTATGCAACTGATGAAGAAGGTGTTGGTGCTTGGGAGCCTAAGAATATGACTAAGCCCTTCTTTAATGTCGTTTCCGTTGACGGTCCTATTACACGTAATGGCGGTGCTTGTAGCTATGGCTCTATTGAATTTCGTGATATGGTTTTCGAGGCAGCTAACAATCCTTTGTGCCTCGGTCATCTCTTTGTTATCAATACGCCTGGCGGTTCAGCTTGGGCAAAGAACGACTTTCAGCAGGCTATTGATTATGCACATGACAGGAACCAGCCTGTATTGGCTTTTGTAGATGGAATGTGTTGCTCGGCTGGTATGTATCTCGCTGCTTTGTGTGACGAACGCTATTACATGCACCCAAAGGATGAAATTGGTTGTATTGGCGTAATGGCTGCTTTCTACACACAGAAAGACGGTAGCAAGAACGAATATACAAACGAGACCTACCACGAACTTTATGACCCAGAATCTTTTGAAAAGAACAAGTGGGTTCGTGATGTCGCTAATGACGATAAGACTGACTTACTTGTTGCTGACCTTGCTGCCTTAGGTGTTGAGTTCCGTGCAGACGTAAAGGCTAACTGTCCTAATGCGACTGACGAGCATTTACACGGTAAAATCTTTGCCGCTGAAGACGTTAAGGGCATCCTTATGGATGGTCAGAGTACAGTGCTTGGCTGTTTCCAAAGAATTAAGTTGTTGGCTAAGCAACGTGGAAATAAAGCCTCTGAATCTTTGAGTGAACAATCAAAATCAAATTTGAATATGGATAAGAAGTATCAGAACATCGCTACTGCGTGTGGCGTGAACGAGTTGGTTATGACAGAGGAAGGTACGCATCTCGACCTCTCTTTGTGCGACAAGCTCGCTGAGACGCTTGGTCAGGCTGAGGAAACAAAGACCGCTCTTGACAAGGCGAACGAGACTATTAAGGGTTTGGAACAGCAGTTAGAGGAAACGAAAGCGGCATCCGAACAGGAGAGAAACAACGACTTTGAAGGTCTGAAGAAAGAGCAGGAGGCAGCTATTGCGGCTCTTATCGAGACTAACGAGAAGGCTATGGCAGAGGCAAAGGCTGAAGCAGATAAGGCTATCGAGGCTTTGAAGGCTGAACTTGATGCTGCTAAGGCTACGCTGAAAGAGGCTGAGCAGAAGATTGCTGACCGTGATGAGCAGATTCAGACTTTGACAGCAGCCCCTGCTGAGACTGAGGGCGAGGAAAGTCCTGCTTCTAATGGTACTGGTGCTGAGCAGTCACACTTGGTAACTGGTGTTCCTCAGTATGACCCTACAAAGTCGCCTTCAGAGAACAGACGTGCAATGGAAGAGTACGAGCGTAAGTTGCAGGCAACTATTGGCTCTAAAACCTCAATCTAAGGTGTTCTTTCTATAAAAAGTATTCATTCAATAAACTTATAAAGATATGGTAAAAGCAGAATTTATTGGTATTCACGCACTGACTCACATTGCTGATCAGTTCGCTCCACAGATTATCATGGGTGCAAGCTATTTCCGTCCTGAAGAGATGGACCGCCTGCACATTAAGGTGATTTTTGGTATTCAGTTCCGTAACACCGCAACGGTGATGGCTCGCAAGGGCGGTACCACTCGACGCAAAGTTGTTGGCAAAAAGGTTGACAATCCTATTGGTTTCTTGAAGGAGCGTGTTTTTACAGCTAAGCTGACTATGAACCGCTTTAGCGACAATCAGGATAACTATGTTGAGACACCTTACCAAGTGGAAGGTAGTTCAGACTACAGCTATCCTATGTCAGAAGCAGCATTCAAGGCTATCACCGCTACTTATGGTGAGGACTTGTTTGCCAACCTCTTCCATGGCGACCTTGCCAATGATGAGAACGGAGAGAAGGGTGCTCTTTCTTTGTTCGACGGCTTCCTGACTTGCATTAAGCATGATGTCGAGGATGGTCTTATCAGTGAAGCAATGGGTAACCTTGTTAACTGTGATGCTATTACTGCTCCTACTTCATCTACTGACACCGCAGCTTGGGACGCTTTTTGTGCATGGCAGCAGAAGTGGAATGGCTCATTGAAGAACCAGCTCAAGGTCATTGTTTACTGCTCTACTAAGACAGGAACGGCTTTAGCGAGAGCATACGCTAACGTTTGGCATGGTAATCAAGGTGTAAGATACCTTCAGGTGAACGGCATCGAAACTTACAACTTTACCGTACCAGAGTACCCTAACATCGAGTTCGCTCCATCGGATATTTATGGTGAAGGTGACAAGTTGATTGCTACCATCCCAGAGAACTTCCAGTATGGTGTGAACAGCGAAGACAGTCGAAGCAAAATCTCTGTCAAGTTGGGTAGCGACACTGATAACCTTGATATTACCTTCCAGGTAGAGAGTATTCAGGGTGCTCGTCTCCTTAATCCGTTTGCTTCTGCGTTCTGTATGAGTAACGGTACTCTTGTCGAGAAGGTTGTTCTTGGTGACTTCACTCGTGCTATTTTCGCTGTTTCTGCGAATGACGACGCACTTGGTACTGTAACGGTCAATAGTGCTGCACCAGATCCTAAGAAGGACTACGCTGCTAACGAAACACTTACTTTGAAGGCAACTCCAAAGGGAAGTAATAAGTTCGTTAAATGGAGCAACGGTAAGACTACTCCAGAAATCACCGTTGTAACAACTGGTTATCCAGACGCTATTGTTGCGCTTTTCTCTAAGTAATAATTATTAAGTTTATCGGCAGAGGACTTTTCTCTGCCGAAGACTTTTAGTAATAAAGAAATAAAAGATTATATATATGGCAGTAACAGTTCAGTGCCCAACTATGGGTGATATTCTCGCTGGCAATCAGTGTTTGGAGAATTTTGCTGGTCTTGGTTCTACGGTTTATGTTGGTCTGAAAGAAGACTTGACAGAGCCAATGAAACTGACCGACGGTGTTTACTCAACCCCTAAGTTTAAGAGCGGTAAAGGTCTTTATCGTTTCGACTGTAAAGACGATGCTCAGCAGATTCAGGGTTCTTCTTTGAAGAATAATAAGGGTTTTGAGTTGACTGGTCATTTCGTTATCGACGCAGTTAGTAAGCTCACGGCTAAGTATTCACGTTCAGTGAACAACCTTAAGTTGTTCTTCATCTTCCTTGATGGTGAGGAAGATTCACAGATTTTGTATGACCCAACTCGCAACGTTCGTTTCGATGACGGTGGTATTAAGTCTGATACTGGTAAGGAGGCTAAGGATGAACGTACAACAACTTTCGAGTGCAAGCTCGGTCCTGTTCGCTATGATCATCTCTACGTTACCCCACCAACTACAGGTGGCTGGGACTCTCTCCTTGCTAACAAGGCTACTGTAATGCCTGGTGGATAAGTTAATATTTTTACCTGCCTAATAAATGGACTGATAGGTTTTTTATGTTTAGGGTTGCCCCTCACGTTTGGAAGTGTCCGCTCGTGAGGGGCTTTTTCGTGTCCTTTCTTTTTGGGTAAGTTTCTGGTATAAAAACGTCCTATTATTACGTCTTTTGCTTTATGTCGTCTCCCCTTTTTGTCCTGTGTAGGGGAAGTTATCTTATTACCTTTGTATAGAATAAAAGCAAATCAGAGAATGTTTCTCATTAAGTTTCATAGACTTTTAGCGAATGGATAAACTCTTTTCTACATTAAGTGCAGAAGAACGACAGGCGTGGATAGCTGATTTTCAAACGTGGGTAGCATCTAAGTTTCCTGCGTTGGAAGATGCGTCGTGTGCTTGGTCATCTGAAGATAGAGAGCAAATGGCGTTTGGTTTAAACTTGATTAATGCCTTTCCTTTCTGTCGTTCTTTTGTCGCTGATTCCTTAATGTTCCAAGACTATAATAGGCGTGTGACAGCGATGCGCCGTTGTATTAATCAAGTCTTAGAGGAGGTTAAGAAGGAAGTATCATTACAGGCTATAGACCTCTCTGACCCGAAGTTACTTGTTCGTCATCGTGGTCGACCTACAAAGTTAGAGCAAAAAGCTCGTGCCTTGGAGGAGGAACGAAAACAGAAAGAAGCCGAAGTTGAACACCCTTCTTTGTTTGAAGAAGACGAAATGAAGAACGAGCCTGTTGCACTTCATACTGTAAGTGGTGGTGCTGGTTATGGTACTTTGCTCCATCTTGACCAGTGGAAATGGTTAATGAGTAAAGATTTGCAAGAGGCTGTTGATACCATTCGTGACTTGCGTTCTAATGCTGCTGCTGCTGCTGAGAAAGCCAAGGCTTTGGCTGAAGCTGGTGTTGAGCCTGATAAGGTTAGTGTTTATGCTAAAGAAGCTGCTAAGAGTACCGAAGCCTATGAGCGTATCTATGAACGTGTAGATGATGAGTTAGCTACTGTTTATGTTCGTTTGAAGGAGGATAGTACTTATAAGAAACAGATGCAGAAACGAAAGGTACAAATACCAGAGTTGCGCTCTTTGTTGCGCCCTTATTACGACCGACAGCCAGAAGGATTTAAGGAGAAGGTAATTCAAAGTATTATGGATAATGATCCTCGTCAGGCAGCTATTTGTGAGAAGCATAAAGCCTTGAAATGTCGTGTTGATGCAATACGTAAGTATCTTTTACGCACTGATAAGCCTAATACTCCTAAACGTATTCAGACGATGACTGAAAGGGTTAAAGAACTGGAGAAACTTATAGGCAAAGCAGAAACAGAGCCTTACTATAAGGTGTTAGAGGCAGCAAAGAATAATCCTTATGTGAAACCTAAAAAGACAAAAGCATAATGAGCAGACCTTCGCAAAACTACCTTGACAAGGTAGAAAAGTGGTTAATGGGTGGGTTAACCCTTGACCGTATGGCAATGACCCTTGATCAGAAATTTCGTGCTAAGTTAGTTTATGAAGCCTATCAAGTATGGTTGCAAGATAAACAGATACGTCCTACCGATCTTATGCGGCGTCTTGCTGCCCGTGAATATCCCATTTTATTACAGAAGGCAAGTGAGGGAGACGAAGCCGCTTTAGAGGTTGTTCGTCTGCTGAATATCCGTGAAGGGGTACCACGTAGCTTTACAGAAATATCTAATGATGTTTCTGTGTTCAATTGGATTGTCGGACGTTTCGATACAGGTATAGAACATATTGAGAAGGCGAAAGTCGTTGATGCGTCCGACTGGCTTATTCGTGAAGGAATGAAGATGGGTGATGTCCGTGCGGTAAAGAGTGGTGCAGATATAAAGATGCAACTTAACAACAACTTCAATGAGAAAGAAGATGCTGCCTCTAAAATGCCTACGACAGAGATTAATATTACAGGTGATGTTTCTATTATTAAGAGTGATAGAGTGAACTATACGCCTGAAGAGCGTAAGCGTCTTGCTAAGCGTTTCAATCTTTCAGAGAAGGAGTTTACGGATATGATTCAAAACGAAGATGGTACGTGGGAAATGCCGGCTGAAGATACAGAGAAGGAATTTACTCCTGATGTTTTCGACCCGACACAAGAACAACGTCCATTATAAAACCTAAGATTATGCAGCGACGGGATGTATATATGAACCATAAACAGCAGCAGATATTCTATGCGAATGCACGGGATGTCCGTCTTCTTGCTGCTCGTCGATTTGGAAAGACTGATGGCTCTATTGGTCCACGTATCTACTCTGTTAGTATGAGTATGCCACGTGGAACTAATCTCTGGTTGGGAAATAGCCGTAAGCAGCTTTACACAAGAACTGTGCCTGGTACGATAGCGGCTATTGAACGTTTTTTTGGTTTACGTGAAGGTGAACACTTTGGATGGGGAAGACCGCCACGTTGGGTGCCGAAGCCTATCTTACAACCTAAGACATGGGATAACGTGATATGGTTTGCCAATGGTAGTATTTGGCAACTTATCTCTTTGGCAGTTTCTGGTTCTGCAAATAGTATTACCGCAAACTCTATTGTGGCCGATGAGTGTAAGTTTATGTCGAAGTCTAAGATTGACGGAGAGGTTATGCCAGCTCTCTCTGGTATAACGCATCCGCTTGCAGATCCTGCTTTCTCTGAAAGTAATCCTTTGTATAAGTCTACTTTCTTTGCTTCTGATGCGTCTTTAACGGCTAAAGGTAACTGGCTGGAGAAAGAAGAAGATAAGCTTGACCTTGAACTAACTGACGGTATATTTAAGGGAAAAACCTATCGTGACATACAAAATGAACTAACACATTATGCAGATAGGGTTATTTACTTCAATGAACTTCTGCGCAATGCAAAAGCAACAGGACGTGAGGTTATGGTTGTCAGACCTGAAAAGCGTGCTGCTATTCAAGCGTTAGCGGCTCAGGCGATAGCTCATGAAGGACCGTTCAAGATTATGCCACGTAATTGGAAGAACATAAATAAGTCATTCGTTGATATGCTTATCAATTATAAACTTATCGACCCCAATGATGCCGAAATGCTCTTTAATCACGAGTACTTGATAACTCCTGATGAGCATTTTGAACTTTCAATGCTTCGTAATTCAAAGAAATATGCACGACACATAAACGACCTACGTTGTAATGCTTTCGCTTTCTATCGTGCATCGACGTTTGATAACATAGACTTGATAGGTGCTGATTATATTGCGAAGATGAAACGTGACTTGCCGCCAGTTGTCTTTGCTATTTCTATTGGAAACATGAAGGCTGTCAAGAGCAATGACGGCTTTTATTCTAATCTTGATATAGAACACGTCCACGGTTACATACCAGACGACTGTCCGGCTATTGAGAACGCTATGCACCTTCGCATAGCAAGTACGGTAAGCGGAGGATGTAAGATAGATACTGAATATGAAACACCCGATTTTAGAGAGCTACAGGAAGTAAAGGATTGTACACTTGATGGTGATGTGATTGAAAGTCAACCTCTTTATATTGCCTTTGACTTCAATGCAAATATTAACTGGGTTGCAACGGGACAGCTGTATAAGCGTGATGGAGTTGATGCCTTAAATGTGGTATCTTCTATGTTTGTTAAGAATGAACGTAAGTTGCGTGAGCTGTTGCAAGACTGGAATAAGTATTACACTCCGCATCATTCTCATTGTAAGGAAGTGTTTTTCTTCTATGATTCTACAGCTAAATTCAAAGTTTACGCTGTACAATCTGAAGATTATAAGGACACAATTATAGCCGACCTGACTAAGTATGGATGGACGGTACATCCTATTGACATGGGTTCTCCGATGCAACATGAACAGAAATACAAAGAGATTAACGAGTGCCTTGCTGGTGCTGCTTATCCTGCCGTTCGCTTTAATAGAGATAACAACGAGGCTTTGATAGTTGCTTTGCAGACAGCGGAGGTTAGTATCGGTTATAAAGGATTTAGAAAAGACAAGTCAGGAGAGAAACTCAGCGAGGAAGCCGATGATGCGGTAAGGCTGGAATACAGAACGGACGGCACAGATGCTTTCGACACTTTACTTATTGGTGTTAAGCGTTTTTTATACCGTATGAGTGGAATGTGTTTCCCAAGTGGAACATAAACGTAAACTATATTCTTGTGTATTTCAAAAGTGTACACTTTCAAGATACTACAGTGTACACTTACGTGATATGAAAGTGTACACTTTGGAGATATGAAAGTGTACACTTTAGTACAGCCAAAGTGTACACTTTGGTATCACTGATAAACTTTAAGTAGTCCACCCTTGCTATAGCAAGTGGTATATAGATAAAGGTTAAGTAGATTATGAGTAAAGACTGGACAGGAAACAGAGTTTCTTTATTTAAGACGATTGGCGCAAGCAATCATTGTGCACATGAACGTCAACAGGACGATTATTATGCAACAGAACCGAAGGCTACAGAGTGGCTTTTGAAGTTAGAACGCTTTGAAGGTCCTATCCTTGAACCTTCATGTGGAGAGGGGCACATGTCGAAGGTACTTATGGATGGGGGTTATCAGGTTGTGAGTCGTGACTTAATAGACCGTGGCTATGGCTCTGTTGCCGATTTTCTTTCTAAGGATAACACAGAATGGAACGGCGACATCGTTACCAATCCTCCTTATAAATATGCTCAAGAGTTCGTAGAGAAAGCATTGCAGATAATACCAGAGGGGCATAAGGTTGCAATGTTTCTTAAACTACAATTCTTGGAAGGTAAGCATCGCAGAATGTTGTTTGACGCTATGCCTCCTAAGCGTATTTGGGTGAGTACGTCGCGATTGAAGTGCGCGATGAATGGTGACTTTGATAGTGTTGGCGGCAGTGCTACTGCTTATGCTTGGTTTGTTTGGGAGAAAGGTTTCAGTGGCAACCCGATTATAAAGTGGTTCAATTAACTTCTGTCCTACCTTTATCCTCCGTCTTTCTTACCTTTGTTATAACAAAACATTAAGGATATGCCGTACAAACAACCACAGCAATCGTTTCAGTCTTTGCGCAATTATACAGAGAAATTCTCTTGGATAGAAGAGCGAACAGGACTACGTACGACAGGTTATAACCCACCAAAGGGAGCGCAGGATGTACAGCGTGTTCCCTTCTTTGTACGTTTTGTTACTCAGAGTGGACGGCTTGAAGAGGGCAACGTGGTTTGTTTGAAGGTGAATAGACGTAGGCATCAACGAATGATTCAGTTTGTTGAAAGTCAAGAGATACGCATCCTTTGTGATTATCTTGTTATAGAAGTCGATGGTATAAGAATTTTAACGCATTAAGGATATGGCTACTAAGATTAAGAGTAAGAGAAACATAGTCCGAGTTGTCGGCTCGGAGAAACTGAAGGAGGAAATGGGTTATCTTGAGTCTCAAGGTTATGCTGTGCTTCGTCCTGGAGGTATTAAGGGGAATGATGCTGCTGATGAGACTTGGCACGACTTCTTTTCTAACCAAATGACCGCTGGTATTGGAGGAGGAAAAGGTGGACGTAAATCCGTACCAACTCTCTTTGCCAGCAGCGGTTCAGAACAAGCGGTTTCCGAGGACGTTGGAACGAAAGGGCTTGGATGGATGGAATGGGGTGTAGGCAACAGATTGCCTAATGTCGTCTCTCTACTTTGTGGTATTCTTCCTTACACAGCGGCTGGATTGAAATTCAACACAGACCTTTGTGCGGGTCTTGGTCCTGAGCCAATGTATCGCTACACACAGTATGTTGGCGGGAATATTACTACGAAAGAAATTCCATATTCAGAGGCAAGTAAACTTATCTCTGGCTTGATCATTGACCGGCTTCGTGAGATTAAGAACTTAGAGAATAGTGATTCTTCTGTGTTTGTAACGACTGCTAAGAGCGATAATAAGGCTTTGATTGAACAGCTTAATAAGGAAATCGAAGACTTGAAAGCCGACCTTACTGTGTGGGAAAGAACGGCTCCAGAGGTAGCAGAGTTTCAAGAGCGTAACAATCTTGCACAGACTTATCTTCAGCTTTCTGGTGATACTCAGATGTTGGGAATGTGTTTCCCAGAGTTACAACTCAACTCTCAAGACCTTGATGAGCGTGGGAAACCGGTAAAGACAACGCTTTGGAAGCCTAAGGTTGTAGGTATTGGCTACCGTTCAGCCCATACTTGTCGTTTGGAGCGTATGGACGACCATAATAAGATTAATTATGTTTATGTAAGTAATCGTTGGTTAGATCAGCCCGTAGCGTCAGTGCAAGAAGCATCTTCTAAAGTAGTTGCTTATCCTGCTTTGTCTATACAGACTCCATTGGCTGACTTGAAAGCTGCTGTGCGAACGGCACGAGATAAGAATGTCAGTGCCAAGAACCGCCCTACCCGATTCATATTCCCATCAAGTTATCCGACTGTAGGTCGCCCTTACTATCCGTCTCCAGCATGGCATAGTGTCTTTGTTGGTGATGTGTATGAGTATATTGCGACTATCATCTCTGACCGTTTCAACCGTCGTAAAAACAGTAATGTTATTGGTCGCGTGATTTATATTCACAACGACTATATGCAGCAACTCTTCATTCAAGCACAGGCACAGAGTGATGCAGATAAACAGAATGAAATACGTGATAAGTTGTATAAGGACATCAACACGTGGCTTAGTAACCGAGACAATAGCGGTCAGTCTCTCCTTGCCTTCACCTTTATGGGTACTGATGGTAAAGAGCATAAGAGCTTTGAAATCGTAGAGGTTGAGAGCAGTAGTAAGTCGGTCGCTGATGCGAATGAAAAGGAAACAGCCGAGGTGGCAAGTATCATCTTTATGGCTATGGGACTTGATGCGAAACTGCTTGGCTCTACCCCACTCTCCCTTGTTGGTCAGAGTAGTGGTACTGACTTGCGTATCCGTTTTGGTGTAAAACAAGTTCAGATGGCACCGACACAAAAGATAATGCTAAAGAGCCTTGAGGTGGCAAGCCGTTTCAATGAATGGGACAAGCATCTCGTTTGGCGTATCAATCGTGAGGTGCTTACCACGCTTGATAGTAGTAAAACTGGTATTACCCAAAAAGAAGAGGAGGCATAAACTATGTTGATAACAACAACTAATGAACTTAGGCTTTATTCGCCTGCAAACGCTATAGATGCTATAGAAACTCTGACAGGTTTTATTGACAGTAGCGAGCACGATTTCCTTGAAGAAAAGTTAGGAAAGGATTTGTTTGTGCTGTTGCAGAAGCATTATCGTAATCTTGGTGAAGCGGGTATTATGACCATGATTGAAAGTATTCAGCGTAACGATACGCTTTTACCCTATTCACAGTTACTAATGTTAGCTCAGCGTTGTGTATGCTTTGATGCCTTGGGTAGGGCTATTGATATGCAGGCTATCAGCGTGAATGGTTCGGGTGTGAACGTGGCAACCTCTGACGATTATGGTAAGGCAGATAAAGATGCTATCAGTGCATACAAACAGACCTGTTATAAGGAATCTCATTCAGCCGTAAACCGCTTGCTCATTGTACTTGAAGAGTGGATGCGTGAGGTTGCGTCTGTAACTGAAGAAGGCAAAGACACTGATGAGTACCGAGAGAAAAAGGAAATTACTGATGCTTGGCAGAAAAGTCGATATTTCTTCCTTGTTGGTTCTTTGTTGATTCCTTCGGCACAGGTGCTGCAAGAGTACGTTAACATATATGACAATCGTGAGAAGTACATTACGCTTTTGCCTGATTTGCGTTATATTCAAGAGGATATTCTTGCGCCAGTTGTAGGTGAGGATTTGTTAGATTTCCTTACAGACAATGCTATTAAAGGTACAAAAGATAAGAAACTCGCAAGGCTTATTCATCGTTTACGTAAGGCGATGGTAAAGCATCTTATTGCAAGAACAAACTTCTTGAAGCTGTCTGCTCCTGACCTTGCTACCGTTCATAATGAAGCCGTCTTAATGGTAAATAATTGTGTCGATTATATACGTATGTGTCAGTCAGACTTTATCAGCTTAGCAAAGGATGCTATGGAAGCCTCGCCTATCTATGACGCTTCGGCAAATAAGGTTCGTGAACCATACGAACCGACATTTAAGAACAATGAGGATGGAAATGTAATGTTTGTTATACCAGCTTTGAGTTAAATATGTTTGAAGAAAAACGACACATCGACCTTCGTCTTCCTCGTTCTTGGAACGACTGTTCCACGGAGGATCTCCGTACTGTTGCACGTGTTTTGATGTCCTGTGCTTCAAAAGCAACACGCTACAAACCTTTTTCCTTGAAGGAAGTAAAGATTGCTCTCTTCTTTGCCTTTACAGGTCTTGAAATTGTAGAGCCTATTAATCCTCGTGTTGACGTAGAACGGCAATATTATGTGGTACGCTTTCGTGATAAGTCTTTCAGTTGGTTTCATCGTGCGTGGCGTTGGTGTCGTAAACGGCTGACAGGTGAAGACCCCTCTGTATTCAACCTTTATCTTTGGCAAATCTCCTCTTGGATTGAGCCTGAGAAAGACTTGAATAGTGGGCGGATTATCCGTGCAGGTCTGCTTGACTGGTTGGACTGTGAAGGGAATAATCACCTATTTGTTTTTCCATTCCAAGAGATAAAGCGTAGTCGTTCTTGGTGGCGACGTAAACGTGTCTTTCGTGGTCCTGAAACGTTAATGCAAGACTTTACTTGGCAGCGTTATCGTTTCGTTCAGGATTACATGGAGCATTATGTTACGCAACAAAACCTATTGCTTCAGATGCAGGAAAAGGGTGATCAAGTCAGTGATAGGGATTTGATGAAACAAGAAAAGGCTACCGACCTTGCTCGTGCTTGCTTCTTAGCAGTTTTGTATAAGGCTAAAATTCGTGTTGTTGAAGATAAGACACAACGTATTCGTGTTGACTTTGAATATCAGAGTAATCAAGTTTCGGATTATGCGCCTTACTTTAGGAACTTTCCTGAAGAAGATTGGCAGGTTATTCGCTTTTGGTGGGAAGGTATGATGTTCTATTTGCAAACAGAATATCCGGGTTGCTTTAAGCGTCAAGCGTTGAAAGGACAGCCAAAGCAAAACAATCCGCTTGAACTCTATACGCGTACGACAGCAACTATGCAAAAGTATCTTGGTTTAGATGAGACGGAGGTTAATAATCAGTTCTTCCAACTTGTATTGCAGCACATGGATAATATGGCTAAAGAGAATGATGAACTTGAAAGGATAAAGGGTAGTTAATGGTATTTATATCGTAGCTTTATGTTTATATATTGGAGGTGCTGCCTTCATTGTCCGTGATGGATAGTGAAGGCTTTTTTATTGCTTTTGTCCCATACTCTCTTGTTTAGTTTCCTATCTTTGCTATATAAATGATTTGATTATGGCAAATATTGATGCTAAGTTAGAACGATTTAAGAAGCTTTGTACAGATATTCTTTCTCAGAGTGGAAATTGTAAGGAGAGTCAAGCAGACATGGCAGCAGCTAATACGGTACCAGAGTTGGTTGCCGTGTGGCTTAAGTATTGGCATGGACTTATTACAGAAGTTCCACAACAGACAATTGCAGCTCTCTCTGAGGTGTATGATGATTATAAAGACGACATAAATGCTGCTGGTGTCTATTTTAATGAGAGCACTGATAAAGGAGAGGTTCTTGTTGGTGACTGTCCTAACGTCTTAAAGTTTAGGAATAAGGCTAAGGTTTATGTTCTTGGTAAGGCTGAAATCTGTGCTTATGATCATGTCTATGTTTATGCGGATAATGAAGAAGCAAAGATTTTATTGAATGATTACTCTCGTGGTAATATTCATAAAAGTACAGTTCATGCTTGCGATTGGTCTTCTGTTATTACAGACTCTAAAAAGGTTTTTTGTACTGATGCTGCTACGGTTGACATTACTGGCGGGGTTGTTTATGATGATGGTCATCGTGAGATAAATGCTTATAAAGGCTCTGTGGTTTACTCAGACTTAAAGAAAGGTATCACTTTGGATAATACATCTAAATTATTAAAGAAAAATAGTTAATGAAGTCACACGTTACTATAAAGGCAAAAAGAAAACCACTTGTTCTGCCTGACGATTTTACGCTTGATATTGATGATCAGAACCCACTGTTCAACGAAACAGAAATGTTCTCCTACCCTGTCAACATACCTTTAATAGGTAATCGTTTCCTTGTTGGTAATGTTGATAGCGCAATAAGTGATATTCGTCCGGTTCAGCTGGAGCATACTCCTATGCGTATTCTTGTTGATGGTCTTCCCTTCCGTAGTGGTACTGCTGTCCTTGCCGATGATGACGAGGTAGAAGATGGTGTGTCTATGAATATAGCTTCTTCTTCGCAAAGTTTCGATAGCCTTATAGGGGATTTGTCTTGCCAAGATGTTCCTGTGAAGGATAAAATTCAGATTGGAGAGAAGATTGGTAATCTTGTTAGTGAGGTTACATATTCTTTTAGAGCGAAGATTGAACATAAAGGCAAGAAAGGAGATAAAGAATACACTTCTGATAAAGATGGTGTTGCTAATGGTACGTTTGAACCGCAGGCCTTAGGCTTCTCTTATCCTGGTGTGTGTGTAGTCTCTGGTAATAAAGAAAAGGCAGAAAGAAAGACTACTTTATCTTATCCCAATAAGAACTCTGTTACTGTTCCCAAGGTTAAAACAAGTTTTATAAATGTTTCAGAGGCTTATCCTACAAAGCCTTATTGTAATGCTCGTGTTTGTTATAAGCATTTAGGACTGAATGATGATGGAACAACAAGCGATAGCGTTATTGCAGCAAAAGACGCTACCAATACTAATGAGGATGCTTATCCTTATTGGGTTTTGGATGCTGATCGCCCGCAGTCAGGTATCTGTTTCTATGTGCTTTACTTTCTTGATTGTTTGTTTGAACATTTAGGAGTGTCGTTTGATAAGAGTGCATTAACAGAAATAGGTGATTTCAATCGACTTTGTTTCTTTACCACTCATTGTAAGTACGATACTGTTCCTATTCATGGTGAAGGCGAGAAAAAGTATATTTGGAAAAAGAGTGTTGTAAAAGATTCTAAGGATCGTATTATAGAGTCTACCGACACACTTTGTCTTGGTTCTTTATTGTTAAAAGCAAATAGTATAGCGAAGATTGATGAGTTCTATTACTTTTCTGATTCTCAATCTGAAATGCCTATTATACCTCTGTCTGAAACTGAATTGAATGGCTGGAAAACCTCTCCTTCCGAAGCTACAGAGGATAATCCTTATGTTTGGAATGTAGAGATTTTTACATACGCAGATGGAACAAAAACAGTTGGTATCCCTCATTTTCTTTGTACTTATAGACAAATACCTATTGTTTCTATTGAACATCAATATGCACCAAGTGATAATACTGTTACACCTCCTGTAAATAAATGGGCTACTACGCCTCCGCAACACGAGGATGCCAATCCCTTCTTTGCGAATATCGATGAGATTAATGAGTGGTTGGATAGTCGTGGTTGTGGTGGTCGATTGAAATTTGAGGATGAAGGCTCTAAGGATGTCACCAGTTTTATGGTTCGTTTTGATGATGGAAGTGAACCCCAAACGTACAATGTCGGTGATGGCTCAATTCAGTCTATTACTATTGAGTCGGATGCTAAGACGCATAATGTGTCTGGCAATGTCCTCGCTATGTATGCAAATAGTGATAATTTTCCAAAGGAGAGTGTTAGTACTGTCATTAAGTCTTTAGAGAACAGTTTCGGTATTAAGTTCTATTATGATTATGAGCAGAAGAAGGTAACGGCTTATTTGCTTCGTAAAGTTTTTCGTGATCAGGCGCAACCGATAGACCTTCCTTGTAAGGTTATCTCTATGCGTAAGGTTAATGAGAAAATTACAGGTGTCCGTATGTGTTATTCAGCAGAGAGTGATACAAAGGAACAGCGACAGAATATCAAACAGAATAAGAAAGACTATAATACTGATTACGACTATATTGAGTATCCTCGTTCAAGAACGGTGACTAACAAAGTCTATGGTCAGATTTTCAAGGCTTTATCTTCTTCTGATATGAATGTTTATGTTGATAAAACAACAGGTAACGCTTATCGTGTAAAGGTAGACAGTGAAGCTAAGGATGCTAACTCTTTACATCCTGCTTTATTTGAGGTTGGTGCTTTCAAAGGCGTTGAGTTAGGCGATTGTTCTAAGATGAATGAAGACTATGTTCAGGAGTTTAGTAGTGAGTTTACTCCGATGGTTTTTAATGATGTAAACTATCAGAATGAAATAGCTCTTGCCTCTGGTTCAGCTACAGGTGTTGACGAAAAAGGACGACGTGGTTCTGTTTCAAACATCAATGCAAAGCGTAGGCAGCCTATTTTATCGGCTTTTATTGATGAGGAAATGGAACACGAGTTTGTCTTACAGAAGATTCGTAATCTATTGTCTACTTCTTGGGCTGATTTTTATCTGACAGAGGAACTTCGTTTGCGTGAGAGTTATGACACTACAAAAACAGATGATGGCAACTCTCCCTTGCAATCGCACGACTGGGGACTTTCTATTGCTATTATGCGTGGCGGTGGTATTGACTCTACGATTGAAAAATATTCTTTCGATTATGATGGTTTTGGGAATAGTAAGTGGCGAACTGTGGCAGGTCAATATGCTCTAACCTCCGACTCTATTGATATGATGGGTAACGAGTTTGATTACAATGGTGTGCAGCCAGGCGTGGGAGATGAAGAGCGGTTTTCTTTGAAAATTCGAGCTTTTAAGCAGCCGGATTGGTCTCCCGTACCTCTGTGTAATCCTGATATTATGAACGAGAATGGAACGGTTGAAACTAAGATTCGCACACGTGGATTGTTTGATACTTTTATGTCGGAGTTTGCTTATTTCCTTCTTAATCGAAAGAAATATCGCATCCGTTTGTTAGCTACTCCAGCGGCTATTGCTGATATACCGAACCATTGGCTTCAGCGTTATCGTATTAATGGGGTTACTGGTTATATAAATAAGGTGTCTTACTCTCTTTCTGCAAAAGAGGGTATAAAGGATATTGAAATAGAATTTTACGCATTATGATTATGAAGAGTGAGGTTGAATATTTTATTTACAGCTACTTGAATCGATTGTTTGGCCCTAAGTACTTGTTGGATGATAGAACTGATTTGACAAAAGACCTTGGACTCTCCAGTATGGATCTTTTGGAGTTTGTGATGGACGGTGAAACTCGTTTTAATATTTTTATTGACCCGTCTCGATTCCAACAGGACCGTTCTATTGGAACTATTGTTAGTGTTATTACAAACATAATTAGAGAACAACATGGCTTCTAATCTCGTTTTAAAATCTGGCTCACCGCACATTGGTTCGCCTATTACTTATAAGGTAACGGCTGCTTCACTTACGGGTATAATTTCTTTCCATAGGGTTGTCGTAAAGGTGAAAGCAGCTCTTAGCACTGATATTGATTGGACTATTACGCAGGTTTCTACTCCTGTTAATGAAGGCGAAATTGTTGAGTTAGATATTTCTTCTGCTCTTCAGGCTGTTGCTGACCGCTATCAGTACGAACCTATCCCGCCTACGGCTTATCCGTTCGTAAAATATTCGCTTTCTGCCTATGATGAGTATATGCAAAATGGTGAGGTTCATCAGACAGAGGAAATAAGTAATGAAGGTGGTAATGCTCTCTTTGGTGCTAAGACCGACTTAGAAAGGCTCTTTAGTGATGGGAGTAGTACCGCACAGCATTTCTCTCGAAAACCTAAGTCTGAGTATGAAATTGTTTCTGTTGGAGAGTCTGTTGTTGTTCCTCAGTCCTTCCCTGCTCCTGTGTCGTTGGGTAATGTCACGACTGGCCCCTCTTCTGCTGTTTTCCCTGTAACAACAGCTGGTATGCAAACGATAGGCGGACGTGATTTCTACGCTTTGAATAGTTCTTCGCCTGATCGTCTTGAATTTCGCTTTGTGAATGGCTTGGGATGTCTTGAGAGCATTTCTCTTCTTTCGCTTCGTTCGGTGGAGGTGAATATTACAAGTGAGACTTATATTCGTTCTGTTCAGGAAACATTTGGTAACTTTTCCCGTGGCTTAATTACGAAACAGAATGATTATGAAACGTGGAAACTATCAAGTGGACCTGTCAGTCCCGCAATGCAAGCGTGGTTTCTTCACGAGTTTCTTATGACTTCGGCAGCTTGGATAAAGGTAGGAACGGTGTTTATCCCTTGTCACATCGTACCAGAAGAAACTGTGACGGGTGTCAATCGTGCAGATGGTTCTATGCGTGAGGTTCATTTCTCTGTACAGTTTGATATTAATGGTTCGCCTGAATTTAGTTGAATAGGGTAAATGTCCTCTCCTACCCTATTTAATCTTAATACGTAAAGTATATACTTTAGCATCATAAGGTATATACTTTATTGCGTTAAAGTATATACTTTACGTTTTGTGGGTATATTCACTCTTCTTTTTATTAGTCTTATTTTGTCTGTCCCTAAATAATTCTGTCCTACACATTTCTTACGTTTATTTTATCTTTGCATAAAACAATGATAAAATATGACAGAAGCAAGCGCAAGTAATTTTTGGATTAGTTCCACGGCATTGAGTATAACGCTTAATGCTATGGGTGATGCTGACTATATTCAGGCAAATGTAGCCAGTGGTGCTATGATAATGTGCTATATGCGTAACATAGACGGATTAGGCTATGATGCAGGACATAACTATCGCCGTTGGAAATTGATAGCCAACCCAACTTATTTCAATTCTACAACCGAGAAATATGTCTATGCTGCTATCCCCCGCAAGCAGCAAGAGAATGGCACGGCATTGATTGTGTTCCCTTCTGAGCGTGTTGATATTTATGGTAAGTCAGCGACCGAAGTTCAGCTTGGCTCTGAAGATTATTATTACATCTTCCTCGGTGGTGTTATCAGTCCGTCGGTTGTTGGCGGTGTGTTGCAAAACAGAACGTGGACACAACGCGTTGATACCGGTAAATTGGCTTCTGACGAAGCTATCGCTGCTGGCGGTGATAATACTTGGTGGATCTACAATGCTGTTGATGACACGGTGACTTTTTTGAAGACTATTGTTCGTGCCGCGTTCGATAATATCGAGGCTAAGTATGCGACCGTGAAGAACCTTGTTCTCGGTGGAGAAACTTTGACGGGTATAGCTAATGATGAAACTCCAAAAAACTCTCGTGTAGACGTGGTTACGCCTGACTATCTTTTTGGTAATTCTGATGCTCGATATGTTCGTAAGGATATTGATGATAGGGTTTCTTCTATTCTTACTTTCCTTAATGGCGTTCACTTTGGCGATGACTTTGAAAAAGATCTTCGTGGTGCTGGCATTTATCGAGACGAACAAGGGAGTTGGCATATCGATACAGATTACATTCACGCACGAAAGAAACTGACAGCCGAAGAGGTGGAGGTAATGAAAACATCTCACATTAAAGGTAAGGTGGTCAATTCGGCTGGTGGCTTTGTTATTTCACGAATAGAGAAGATAGCCGGTGCGTGGAGATGTTACTTCTTGCAGCAGGACGGAGAGCGGAGAATTTACAACTCAATGCAAAAGAATGACCTTGCGCTGTGCGAGACATTCAACTTAATCAATGCTGGCGGTCAGTTGTCTAACCACTATTGGCATAGGCGTGTTACCGATGTTGGTACTGATTACGTAGACATTGCTGATAATACGAATGCGGAGAACTATGCGAGTGGTAGTGATACTCCGCAGGTGGGTGACGAGGTTGTGCAGCTTGGCAACCTCACTGTTCCAGAAAGACAGAGTGCTATTATTCAATCAGCAGCAGGAGAGGGTAGTCCGTACTTTAAGATTATAAAAGGTATTAATAGCTTTACCCTTCCAGACCCTATCTTCCTTTTTGATAAGCAGAAATTCGAGATAAGGGTTGAGAACCCTGCTAACCGTGGTAAATATATACGTCTGCAAGACTTCTTAGAGACGATGCAAGGACGCATCAATGCCGTTCAGCAGCAATCTGATAAGCAGCTCGTGATTTGGTTTGGTGACGTGGTACCAACGCTCACCACTGAACCTGCTAACGAGTGGACGGACGATACTACGAAGGAGCTTCATGAGCATGACATCTACTACAATCGCTCATACGTAGAGACAGGTGGCGGTCGTGCTTATTCTTTCGAGCGGAACCCTGATGGCTCTTTCTCTTGGCACGAAATAACGGATGCTGATGTGTTGAAATCGCTTGAAGCAGCTAAGCACGCACAGGATACGGCTGATGGTAAGCGTAGAGTTTTCGTACGTGAGCAGCCTGTACCTCCGTATGATAAGGGCGACCAATGGAGCAATGCTACCTTCGAAGATAAGTATAACAATGATTTGCTTGTTTGTGTTCGTCCTAAGGTAGCAGGCGAAGAGTTCAGTATTGAGGACTGGCAAGCTGCTCAAGAGTTTACATCCGATAAGTTTAAGGCGGAGATGAAAACAACCGCTGATAATATCACAGCGACCGTTACCAACCTTAAGAATGGACTTGAGACGGTTGGTATGCACTTGGATGGTGAGAATAGCACTTTTGATATTATTGCAGACCGTTTTAGGGTAACAACTACAACAGGTAAGACGGCTTTTTTTACCGAAGATGGAAAATTAAATGCCAATCTAATTGATGCAAAGATGATAGTAGTTGAAGGTATTAAAGCTCAGACAATTGATGCAAAAGGAGCTACATTTACGAATGTAACCGTAACAGGCTCTATCAATGCCGCAGAAGGAAGAATTGCAGGTTTTCGTATTGTTGATGATGGTCTTATAAATGAAAACGAAAATGGTAAATTCACGAATGACGCTTATGTGGTTTTTAGAAATGATCCTCATTCAACCTTCGCAGGGATCGGAGGTAATGTGCTGCCATTGAGTAGCGGAATAAGAGCCGTCGCACGTTTTGAAAATAACGATAAAACAGACCAATGGGGTCTGGGTCGTAATTATGCAATGAGTTTATCCGCCAGCAATGCTGAATATAACTTTGCTATTGTTGGAAAAGGACATTGTTCGGTCCGAGGGAACATGGAAGGCTACCTTGCTCAGAAGATGACCCTCGAAGAAGGGAATATTAAGGAAATCGACTATAACAAAGGTGCAAAGGTTCTATTTGAGAACTCTTTTGAAAGAGCAGGCATGTTCTTGCCACTTCTCTCTACATTAAGAAATTCTATCGCTGTTGAAGCAAATGAGTCTTTTGCTGTTTTTATCCATATAGTTCAAGTAGGTGGTTCGACCATAGGCGATGTCCTTTATGGCCGCAATAAGGATGTTTATAGTGTAGTAAAAGCTGAAGATATTGCTGGAGGTCGGCAGATTATAAATCAAGACGGGACGAAATCTACCTTGGTCTTACTGTCGGATGGAAGAATAAAGGGTACGACTATAAACTCAGAAGGGACTGCTATTACAAATATATATGACAGTGGTACCGAGTTTAAGGACTATTGGATGAACTCTAATTCTTTCCCACAAATATACAACAATGATTTGGATAGGGTTAAGGTGATAGATATGGGAAAGGGAGACACCATTACTCTTCTTCTTTCTTATGATGGGAGTGATTATAGTGCTTATGTATGGAGTGCAAATTATAGGTTTATATAATTGATTTTTTAATCTAACATTAAAATAAGTGATATGAAAAAAGCATTAGATTGTATTTACAGGATTTTCGAGAAGGTCGCTGCTATTGGTAGCGACAAGTACTTACACCTCATTGCAGGTCTTATCGTAGCCTTCGTGCTTGGTAGGCTGTTTGCAAACGTTGAAGCGTGGGCATTCCCTGCAATTACGGGTGTCTTGCTACTGATGGTAGCGAAGGAGTGTGTTGATTATTACCTCCGAGATGAGCAGTTCGATTTGAAGGACGTAGCTGCTGGTCTGGTGGGTGCTGTTGTCGGAGTATTAATGTGCTTACTATGAATTACCTTGAACAATTTAAATACGTGATGTGTTCAATCATCAGTGGGATGCTGAGCTTATTCTTTCCTATACGGGACTTTATGTATGCTATGTTGATTGTGTTCGGTGTCAACTATATCTTTGGATTAGTTGCAGGGCTTAAGCATGGTGAGAAGTGGGAGTTAAGAAAGTCTATGGTCTTCTTTTACCATTGTGCGTTATTCTTTGTCATGACGGCTTCAATCTTCGTTACAGGTTATTTTCTTCATGCTGGCGATGAGACGCTCGGAGTTGTTAAAGCATTGTGCGGTGTGGCCATTTGGTTTTACTCTACGAATATCGTTCGTAACTGGCGGATGATGCTTATCGAGAATACTACAATGTGGAAAGTAGCCGGCTTTGTTTATTACGTTCTGACACTGAAAGCAATCGACAAAGTGCCGTTTCTTAGCGAGTATCTTAAGAGTTCGCACGTTGATGTAGATGATGATAAACCAAAGTTTGATTAGTTATGGCAAATTTCTCAATAGCGGAGCTGGTACAATCCAGCACCGCTGAACAACTCAAGATAAACAATAACCCTCCTTCTATTGTGAGGGTTCATCTGACAGAGACGATTACGCTCTTAGAGTGTATCCGTGCGGAGTGGGCGGAGTATTGCGAGCGTCACGACCTCGGTACTCCTGCTATCCGCATCACAAGCGGTTATCGCTCACCAGAACTGAACAAGGCAGTAGGCGGAGTAAAGAACTCTGCTCATGTCATGGGTTATGCTTCCGACCTGCAACCTGTCAATGGTAAGCAGGATGAGTTTGAACGCTTCTTTGCAACAGAGTTCTCTCGGATGGGGTATGCTTATGACCAAATCATAATCGAAAGCTCTAAATCCTCTCGCTGGGTGCATGTAGGCTATAAGCGTGCGGATGGAAAGCAGCGCAGACAGTGTTTCACATTAAAGGTATAAGGGTATGGAAGATAAGGATATTAAGTATTACGTGTATGCGATGTTAATCATCATTGGATTACTTGCTCTTACCTCGCTCTGCTTCACGAGCTGCTCTCATAGAGTGTATGTACCTGTGCAGTCTATTCGCACAGACACTATCTACATGTCAAGGAAAGACAGCGTACATATCAAGGATAGTTTAATCACTCGACAGGTGATTAACATCCGTGATAGTGTCGCTATCCATGACAGTGTGGTGATTGTCAAGGACGAGCAAGGCAACATCAAGGAACGGTTGATTGTCCGCTATCGTGACCACTGGCATGCAACTCAGGATGCTCTTACCCTCCTACGTCTGATTGACCACTACAAGGCGAGCAATGATAGCTTGCTTGCAACTATGAGGGAGCATATCGAGGTTCCTAAGGTCGTTGAGCGAGAGTTAAGCAGATGGGAGAAGATAAAGATGGATGTAGGTGGTTGGGCAATAGGCGCTATGTCAACAGTTCTGCTGGGTGTTATTGGATATATCGTTGTTTGGCTCTTGAAGAAATATAGGAAACTTTAATGTGTCAATCCTTGCAAATT